TGAAAGACCTGATAGAGGATAAACACGATGACAACACTGACAGCGGAACAGATTAGTCAACTACCAAGTAAACCACGAGGGATAGGTGAATGGAGTATCTTGATTAATAATGGGTATTGGAGGCCTAGGAATTTCGATGTCCTAATCATTGAATTGCTTGGATATGCGTTACGTGGTAAGGTCAGTAAGATATTGCTCGGTGTACCATCAAGACATGGTAAAAGTACACTCATCAGTAAGAATTTCGCATCTTATTTTCTAGCACACTTCCCAAACGACAAAGTCATACTCACAGCCTATTCACAAGGATTGGCAAGTGAATTCGGCGGACAAGTCAAAGATGTACTGAACTACTACGGCAATCTCAGTCCCTATAAAGTCAGTCTATCCACCGACAGTAAAGCAAAAAACAAATTCAAACTAAACCATCCATACCGAGGCCAAATGCTAGCAGTCGGAGCAGGCGGAAGTATACTAGGATTCGGAGCCGGCTTATTCATAGTAGACGACCCAATCAAAGGAATAGCAGATGCCGAAAGTGAAGTGAAACAACAACGACTATCTGACTGGTTTGGAGGAACAGCCAAGACAAGACTAGAAAAACGAACCAATGGCTTACCCCCAATAATGCTAGTAATCGCCCAACGATTACACTTGAAAGACTTACACGGAATCATAAGAGAAACAGAACCAACCATCGATGCAAAAACCGGATTCCAAATACTCCGCAACGGTGGAACCATCGACCCAAACACATGGATAGATCTAAACATACCAGCAATATGTGACTCACCTGATGACCTATTAGGCAGACAAATCGGTGAAGCATTATGGCCAGCACAACGTAGCCATGAATGGTTAATGGCAGAGAAAAAAGCAATGGGCAGTTACTTGTTCAATGCAATCTACCAAGGCAAACCGATAGAACGTGACGGTAACATCTTCAAACGTGAATGGTTCATGGATGACCGGACACATCACATCTACAACCAAATCACAAGGAGCCAATTACCTGATGACTTGCCAATGTTACGATACTGGGATTTCGCAGCATCTGGTAAGAAAGGAGACCAGACAAGCGGATTATTAACCGGTTATGATGGTGAACACTTATACTTCATTGACCTTGTCTATGGTAACTGGTCTAGTAATCAGGTATTGAAGAATTTCAAACGAACTGCCTTGAAAGATGGCCGTAATGTTGTGATTAAGATTGAACAGGAACCAGGAAGTGGAAGTAAACTATTGATTAACAGGTTCCGTACCGAGAAAGAACTCCGCAGGTACCATATCAGAGCAGATAAGGTGAAGTTGAAGAAGAATGTCAGGAGTTTTGATTTGGAGCAGATAGCCGAAGACGGCAAGTGTTATTTCGTTAAAGCTCCATGGAATATTGAACTGATAGACCAATTGGTAGCATTCACCGGTAAGGATGGTGGCAAGGATGATATTGTGGACACTGCCACTGGGTCTGCTAGACATTGGTTGAGACCTAAAAGAACTGTAAGAGCGTGATTTATTTTGAAGAAAAGTGATAGTTTTATAGTCACTGTTGATAGTGATGAAGAGTACCATGTGATTGATAAGTTGGAATTGGATAAGCATGCCATGAAAGCGGACATTGACCCTGCAACCGGTAGTAAGCAGGTTGTGGATGAAATGTTCAAGGTTGGGCATAACATCTTGAATCCGAAGTATAATCCATATGACCTTGTGGCATTATTGGATTTGTACACTTACCATGCGAGTTGTGTTGAAGCGGTCGCAATGGATGCCAGTGGTATCAGTTACACTTTGAAGCCAATTGAGGATGTTGAACCTGTCGAGGCGGAAAAGGAACGTTTTATTGAAGTGTTAGATAACTGCACACCAAGTATTAATACTCATTTGCAACGGTTAGTGTATGACCGCCGTGCAATCGGTTACGGTGCCCTTGAAGTGATAAGGGAAGATAAATCGGAGTCTGATATTATGAGGTTGAAGCATATTCCTGCTCAGACTCTTCGCAGACACGCTGACCTTAAAAGAGTATTACATACCACACCATCTGGTAAACGTGTATGGTTTGTAATCTACGGTAAGAACTACGATGACAATGGTAACAAGTGCGATGTTCATGCGGACACTGGTGACTTCCACCCATACAATTCATTGGAACCCCATGAGAAAGCAAACGAACTATTATGGAGTATGGAGTATGCACCAGGAACTGATTACTATGGTAGACCACCAATCGTATCATGTTTAGGTTCAATCAAGGGAGACATTGGAGCAGTCAAATACAATAACAGTTTCTTTGAGAATTATGGAATGCCAAAGTTCGCAATCACCGTCACTGGTGACTTCGCTGATTACGATGTAGATCCAGATGATGAAGACTATGATATCACACAGACTCTCCGGTATAAGATTGGTCAGCAAATCAAGGAAGTCATCAAGAATCCACACAGTGCTATCTGTATCACTATTCCAAGTGAGGGTGTGGAGGGTAATGTTGATTTGCAGATTACTCCATTGAGTGTGCAGACTGAGGAAGGACATTTCAGAATGTATCGTAAGGATACACGTGATGAGGTTATTCATGCTCACCATATGGACCCAAGCCGTCTCGGTGTATTTGACTCCGGTAACCTAAACGGTAGTAACTCCGAAGCGACTATGAGCAGTTACAAATACGGTACTATTGCACCGATTAAATCAGAAATGGAGTCATTGATTAATCAAATCGGAACCGAATTAGGAGTTACCAGTTGGAAGTTCAGTATTGAAGATGTTGCACCAATCGACTACACCAAAGACCTTGCCCTTGCGGAGTTCCTGTTCCAAAGAGGAGCAATGACCATTAAAGAACTAATCGATAACTTCGGTGGAAAATTCGGATTAACAATGGAAGACCCAGATGACTACTACCTAAACGCAAGATATATCAACGGTCAACCATTAGAAAACATCTGGAACCAAACCGAGAACAATCCAATGTTAGAAGTGGACAGTATACTAGGCAGTCTTGAAGACCAATTATGGAGTAAAACAGATGACATTAGCGATGAAAGCCAAGAGGGAATTGTTGGCGAGTCAGATAGCACTGAAGAGAAGATTGACGAATGAAGAACGATTACAACGTGAATTGTCCAAATTCTTCAAGAAACTCCACAAGGAAGTTCAATCCGCTTTACAAGAGTATTGGAGCGAATACCAAATGCTCCAAGGTCAAATCAATCTCATCACAAAACCAATCCTTGATGCTGAAGAAGAATACAATCAGATACTTGAGAAGTATATTCGCAGACAGTATAAGTTAGGCAACAAGGAAGCCGAACGATTAGTCCAAAACCTCACTGACAATGCTTCAATGAAAGCAGACTATGGTGTACGATGGAAATCCAATATAACCAATATTACAACAACACTCCGTAAGAAAAGCAAGAACCTATTCGGAACCTTGAAAGATGCTGAAGAGGAACTGTTAGAGAAAACATTCACAGCATCAAAGAGAACACTTGCAAGAGTCACTTCACAAATTAACCAAATCATAACAGACGGTTACACTTCAGGTAAAGGAATCAATATAATAGCCGGCATGCTACAGAAACGATTCGACCAACTTGAAACATGGGAAGCCAAAAGAATAGCAAGAACCGAAATCCATAACGCCCATAACAATGCAGTGATGAGAACCTACGAGTCAATGAATGTACAATACACACAATGGATAGCAGCCGATGATGACCGAACAAGAGAGTCACATGTTGAAGTGGACCGTGAAATTATACCAATAGGTGCAACATATAGTAATGGACTTGCTTATCCTGGTGACACATCAGGACCAATTGAGGAATGGATTAATTGCAGATGTAGTAATGCTCCATTCGTGATACCTTATGGTTACATGGCACCGGAGTATTATCCTTTCCGTGAAGAGGATTTAATTAAAATCTAATCTATTTCTTTTCTAATTGTTCGTACTCTAATATGAAGATACACAATGGTATCTTGATAATTATTCTTATGAAATCAATAACAATGAACAGTGATGGAACCGTAAACCTCACAGCACCAGTCATGATACCAGGAGCAAAAGACTGTGATTTTCGCAATGGGGAACCTCCATTAACTGTTGAACAAATCCGTGAATTCGCAAAATCCTATGAACAATACCAATTCATAGACCATGAACACGGACTCACAAGAGACGGTACCAAAATAGGTGTGCCGGTCGACTCATTCTTACTAACAGAAGACACTACCATGACCACACTCAACGGATCCATGAAAAGTTATCCTAAGGGTTCATGGTTTGTCACTTCACAGTTAACCAACAAGGACGCTATAGAGTTGGCGTTGAATGGTGGTTATACTGGGTATAGTGCTAGTGTCTTCACTAAATCAAGAGCCAATGAGTATTTGAATGCACTGAAAAGTGACTCATCTGCTCCGTTGCCTTGTTCATGTAAAGATGTTAGTAGTTCAGGTAACGGTCTGATTAAGGATGTGCCTGACCCAGTAGTACTGTCTGTATCATTGGTGAAGAGTCCGTGCTTACATGATAGTGAATTCTGTGAAGTAAATAAAGGTGAAATAATGGAAGAAGATGTTAAATCA